ATGTATTGGAAATATTCAGGATGTTCCACATGAAACATTCTCAAAATTCAGGGTGTCACCCAATATTTTTTCAGGTGGATGTCGATTTTTCTTGACTTTATCTTTTTCGTCATGTAAACCTTGAGGAAAAAGATTAGCAGAGAGAATGCGATGGTCAAATTAACATTGAGCTAATGGGCTTAAAAGCTTGCAAGAAGAGAAAGGAGAGAGATGAGAAAGAAGATGGATATGCGGGGTGAAGTTGCGAGAAAGTATGGTCCATATACGTACGACGAGGAGAGGTTGGAGAAGACCTTTACTTATCACCCGCCGAAGAAAGACCAGCCAGAGAGATATGAGCTGGTCCGGGCCACGGCAAAATCGTTCGCGGATTTAATCCTTGCCATGTGTCCATATTCGAGAGAGCAATCCATGGCCTTAACGAAGCTGGATGAGGTTGTCTTCTGGGCGAATAGTAGCATTGCAAGGAACGAGTAAATGGCTGACGGGTCAAACGAAAGGAGGGCCAGAATGATTAAACAAAAAATCTTCGACCAGCTGGCAGAGGCGATACTTGAAGCCGGAGCGATCCAGGCTGTGAAGTATTACAGTCCGAAACTTAGAATTAAGGCGACCCGCAGAATCTTTGGAGGGAAAATCCGGAAGAATGAGGGGAATATCGAAATTCTCTTCTCAATCAGGCGTCTGAATTATGCGGAATTAAAATTCGCCAAACAAGCGAAGAAGGCTGGTGAGCCTTTCCCGATTAAGAAGCTTCAACTTAAGTGGTTGAAGAAATAAGGAGAGAATCATGTCTATCCATCCCGGGCAGAGATTTGATCGTGTGCAAATGTGGGACATGGTCAGGGAAGGCAAGAAAGATGCAGAGATTGCGAAAGCTCTCGGTGTATCAGGAAGGACGATCAGGGATACCAGGAAGAAGCTGAATCTCTCCATCGTGAAGCAGACTACCCTGGAGACAGCCCATGAGATTGTGAGGCGGGAGCTTGATGTGGTGGACCAACTCTCGCAAATCAATAAGCGGTCGAATGAGATCCTTGACGACCTTGTGCTGTGGATCCAGGGCAAGGGGGCGAAGACGGTCAAGCCCGAAGGGGGAAAGGATGCCCGGAGCATGGCGCTCGAGACAATCAAAGAGATCCGGATGCAGCTCTCATTCCAGGTTGAGATTATGAAGGTCCTTTCGGATTATCGAGTGTCGCAGGATTTTCAGAAGGAAGTGCTTGAAGCGATCTCGGGCGCCAGCAAGTGTCCTGATTGCGGTGAGCCCATTATCTGTAACAAATGCCAGAAGAAGATTGATCTTGGAGTTACGATCTTCCAGAGACTGAAGGCCCTTAAGGCTTTGCGAGCCTCGGTTGAGCTGGCAAAATGACCATCTTAAGCCTTTTGACTAACATGAAACGCAATTTTGAGGAACATGGATTGAAGGCCAAATATCTCTATCTCTCCAGGATTGCCCACGATCAACTCATTTGTGAACTCAATAGAAGAGACGGAAAGAAACACACAAATGTATTTGAGATCTTTGGAATGAGAGTTTTTATCGATCCCCATTGTCCTCCCCAGGGTGCATACATATCAGCGGAGAAGATGGAATGAGAAACCCAAAACAAGCCGTCGGTGATACCTGGAAGATCTATTGGTCAACACAAGACGAGATAGAATTCCTTGATGGTGTTGGGAAGGAATGGAGGAAACAGGATGGCCCACAGGATCCAAACTTGAGGTTCAAATGTTTGATGGGTTATAGGGATTCAATTTTAAAGAGATCAAATTGGGGAGATATTAACCGGAATGAGATCGTTAAGTATCTCAACAAAATTTTGGCTGACTATGGCATCGAAGAGTTGGTTATAAAACGAAAGGAGGAGAAGAAAAAATGATCGAATGCTCAGTAGAGGAGAAGACGGATATTGAAGTGAAGGCTGTCCAGGATCACCCACAATGTGAAGGTTGATAGCGAGTCCACAAATGGGTGAAGCGAAAAGAAGGAAAGAAATTCAAAACAAAAAAAGGAGGAAGCAAAAATGAGCGAGAGCAAGAGGCCCGTGTGCGCAACCTGTCCCTATTGGAACCCGGTAGATCCTGGCCCTGACGGAGAATGCAGGGCAGATCATCCCCATCCCATTCTTATACCGCTTCAAACCCTTCTCGACAAAAAGCCACAGATCGGAGTCAATTCGTTCTTCCCTAAAACGAGGCCTGACATCTGGTGCGGACGGCATCCAGGATTTATGATCGGTGAATTTATCCCGACGATTCCAGATGAGTCGATACCCACAAAGGAGGGATGATGAACTGGTATGAAGTGGAATCGTCAAACGTGGAGGCCATTGCTTACCGCCCCGGCGATATTAAGAAAGGGTCTATGGTGGGCATTCTCTCCGTCAAGTTTATAAAAGGAGGTATTTATCATTACATGGATGTTCCCGAAGAGCTTTATCAGGAACTCCTTAAAGCCCATTCGCCAGGAAAGTTTTTGGCCGAGCGGATCAAAAATGTTTATGACTATGTCAAAGACCAGAACTCTGAGCCATTATAAATGAAGGACCTCTGTGAAAGATGTGGCCGGTGTTGCCTCTTGAAACGCCCATTTGGGAATTTATGGATTGCCCTCGATGAGCACTGCCCCCAATTTTATCTTGACAATGGAAAAGGAACGTGTAAGATATATGGGAAACATACTGGCACGGTCACGGGCAGGGTTCTCTGTTTAAGCGTAGAGCAGACATTGGAAGCAGGTTTATTCCCAAATGATTGTCCGTATGCGAAGCGGAAGCCAGGATACAAAACCCTTGTTATCAATTATTGAGGAGAAATTTTATGAAGATCGGCAAGAAAGCATTAAAGATGAGTTCTGGAGAGGTTAGACATTTTGCCTCTGAAAAAAAGCGGGATAACTTTGAAAACGTTGCCCGGGCCTACGCTCATGGATGGAAGGGACCGAAGAGAGGGAAAAACAAATCCCACCATAGCCCGGCTAAACCATTATAAAGGAGGTTCCTATGTCAAAGATCCCCAAAAAAGTCCTGAAGTGGAGAGAGAAGCAGCCGGCCGGAGCGATCATGTCTCCTAAAAAGTTTGAATCGGTCAAAAAGGGCGTTGCGAGGTCTGGGTCCGGATATGATCCAGAAGCTGTTGCAGGATCAAAGTATTGGGAAAAGGTAAGACAGAAATATGCAGAGAGACATTGTCCTGCAAAACCGCTATGAAAGGAGGTCTTAATTCGATGGCAAACGGACAAGGAGGAATTAAAAGATACGGGAGTTATATTGATAAGTCCTGGGAAGCGACTGGAGTAGAACCACCTCCGACGAAAATGCCTTATGGAAAGGGTGAAGTTCTTCCCCGGGGTGGTGTCGCTCGACCATGGACAGGCCCCAGGCCATGGGCAGACAAGACAAAGTCAAGCGAGCCGGCAAACGGGAGTTACGAGCACAATAGCCCTGCCAAACCACTTTGATTTTTCCAGGCGAATCTTTTATCAGGAGGATCCAATGGCAAAGAAAAGCAAGAAAAGCAAGAAAAGCAAGAAAGGTAAGAAAGGTAGCAAGGTAAGTCCAGCGAAAGCTGAGTGAATGTGGATACAAGGATTGACCTATTAGACTCACTTCTTCAACCGCTATCCCGCCAGTACGAACGTGAGGACACTCGTTCTATAATCAAATTTTCAGATTGGGTCCTGAAGCCAATCATAGTCGATGGATTCCCCTTCGGTTTTGACAAACATGAATACCTAAAAGAACCCTACGAAGATAATCATCCGTTCCAGGTCGACATGAAATCTGCCCAAATGGGCCTCACCACCAGAGCCATGCTGAGGGCGATTTACAATGGAAGGTATCGTGGCTTCCGTGGGATCCTCTACCTTTTTCCATCCAGGACAGATGTCAGCGACTTCACAAAATCAAGGATCGATCCTCTGATTAGCGAAAATCCCGACACGATCGGTGAGTGGGTGAGAGACACCGATGCAACAAATATCAAGCGGATCTGGAACTGCTTTCTCTATCTCCGAGGGATGAAAAGCAGGGTAGGATTGAAGAGCGTTCCTGGCGACTTCATCGTTTATGACGAATCGGACGAGGCAGCTCAGAACGCCGTGGACATGGCCGATGAAAGGATGTCTCATTCTATTTACAGAGAAAAGATGATGCTCTCAAATCCTACTCTCCCCGACTACGGGATCCACAAAGAGTTTCTTCTTTCCAATCAGAAATACTGGCTCCTAAAGTGCAGATGTGGTCAATGGAACGACCTGGTAAAGGACTTTCCGGAATGCCTCGTGGAGACCAAAAACAGGGTGATCCGTGCTTGCCGAAAGTGCGGTAAGGCCCTAAATCCAGCCAGGGGAGAATGGGTTGCAATGAAGCCCCGTGTGAAGGAAAGGAGCGGAAGGCAGTATTCTCAGCTCTATTCTCAGTTTGTTTCACCAGCCGAGATTCTTCATAAATTCAGGGCAACTAATAATATGAAAGATTTTTACAATCTGAAGATCGGAGTACCTTACATCGAGGCCGAAAACAGGTTGTCAGTCGAGGAAGTGATGGCACTTTGCGGAGACGAAGGGATGTCCTCTGGCGAGAAAGTGCCCTGCTTCATGGGGGTTGACCAGGGGAAGGGCCTTCATGCAGTAATCGGGAAGGACCATCCAGGGTATTCCGGGCAACTTGTTCACATGAATGTTTACAAGGATTGGGAAGAGATCTACTCTCTCATGGATAATTTTAATATCACGAGAGCTGTCATTGATGCTCAACCAGAATTGAGAAATGCAAGAGAGCTCGCGAAGAAATTCAAGGGAAGAGTATTTCTAAATTATTACAGCGAACATCAAAGGGGAAGTTATAAATGGGACGAAGAAAAGCTGATAGTTACCTGCAATAGAACAGAGTCCCTGGATGCTTCTCATCAGGAAATAAAACTCGCACAGATCATTCTCCCTAAAGAGTGTGATGAAGTAAGGATGTTTGCGAAACATCTCCACAATGTCGGAAAGAAGCTGGAAGAGGAAGAAGAGACGGGATCCAAAAGATATATCTATGTGAAGCTCGGCGACGACCACTACCGGCACGCCTACAATTACGAATGTATGGCCAGACAACACGCTTCCGGCTTGCTTTACCCGGAATTACTATGAAAAAGAAGAAGGTTATTGACATGGGAAAGAATACACAATTTATCCCGGAGATTTGGAGCGAATACATTCTGGATAAGTTTAGGGAGTTAAGCACGCCCTTCAAGGATGAGTTAAGCACGCCCTTCAAGGATTTAAATGGCCGTTCTCAGTACATGAGGAATTTATCTGAGCAGGTAAAGGAAATGGCAGACAAGGGAATGACTCCAGATGAAATTGCAGAGAAGATTGATCCCGAATCCGACACGGTGAAAACAGATAACATCGTTCATAAAACCCGAAGGTCATGGGATACTGGCACAATACTGGCGAGAACGTCATGATAAATTTCAAAGGCAGAATAGAGGGTGGGCTTATTCTTGAAGTCCAAATGGATGAGAAAAAAGAACCGGAAGAAAGAGTTTACCTCGGAGTACGGTGTGGCCTCTCCTGGCCCCTCGCAATCAATCCTGGCGGGTACTATGTCCTCGTGGCACAGGAAGGCAAAAAGCTGATGACAGGAGAGCATCCCCTCCTTATTATCAGGGAATTTAAGGCGTTGAGCCTGAGCTCATTGTTTAAAAAGATGTTCAACGACATGGGGATCTTTGGTTGTTTTGAAATATTCACAGACCTGTCGGCACGGTACGATAATTATAAATTGGCCCTCAGTCTCTTTATGAAAACGGACAGAAATTTACAGGAGGTGAGAGTCAAACCTGCACCTTACGCAGAGGGGTATGATGGCTTCATTCACGGCCACAATAACATCACAAAGTGGATTCGTGAAATTAAGGGGTTGACAATTCCAAAAGATTTCGCTATACATTCTCAATTAAGGGAGATTAGAGAATTGGATCTCAAGAAAGAACCACAGGAAAGATTTTTTGCGATGAATGCCCTGAGATATGTTTTGGGGGCATTTGAAACCTCTGCCATCCCGCAAAGCACGAAGAATCGGGTGGTGGAGAAAGGCATCCCGCCTGGAGCTTGGACATAAGCGGTCTTATTGACCGCTTTTCCTTTATGGAGACAAATGAAATGATTCAACCTCCGGTAACCACCAACGAGCAAATTGAAGCGGAAGAGAAGAGAGCTGCACAGGCGAAGGCCGAGATCGAAGAGGCCAGTGCAGCAGCGTCCCTTGGTGCATTAACCAATAATTTGCGAGGACATATTTGGTCGGCTTTTGAGAAGGCCAGGGAGGATAAGCGAGTCGTTCAGGAGAAGATGATCCAGAACCTCCTCCAAAAAAGAGGAGAGTACGATATTGTAAAATTGGCTCAAATCAAGGAGCTCGGCTCCGAGCTCTTCATGATGATAACCGATGTAAAATGTAGAATCACCCTTGCTATGCTCCACGAGATCTACAACCATCCTGGGGAAAAATCCTGGACAATCGACCCGACACCAATTCCAAAGCTAACTCCAGAGATGGAATCAGTCGCAGAATTAACCTTCATGGCAGAGCTCGAAAACTTCTTGGTGAAGGTTAAGGATGCTCCCCCCGAAATGCTTCAGTCGATCATGACTCAAGCTCTCCCAAAGTTCAAAAAAGAATTCAAGGCGGTCCAGATGGAAGTGGCGATGGAAAAAGCTGCCAACATGGAAAACAAGATTCAAGACCAGCTCATTGAGGGTGGGTTTTATAAAGCCGTCAATGAATGCCTGGCTGATCTTGTGGACCTCAAGGCCGGATTTTTGAAGGGCCCCATTTACAGAAAGGAAAAAGTGTTTGAGTTGAAGGAAGATCCTGACAGGCCAGGGAGAGCCAAAAGGGTTGTAAGGGAAGAAATAAGACCAGAGTGGGATTCTCCATCTGCCTTTGATATTTTCCCCCTTGCTGGAGTAACAGACATAAATAAAGGTGGCCTTATCGAGATCCTTCGCTACCAGAGAAAAGACCTTCAGGAGATGATCGGCCTCGATGGGTTTGATGAAGTGGCCATAAGAGAAATTCTGGAAAACTTTCAGTCCAGGGGACTCCATCAATGGACGTGGGATGCAGATGAGATCCGAAGAGCCGAGGCAGAAGGAAGAGAAACAGCCCAATATTACGATTGGCAGACAATCGATGCGATTGAATATCATGACACAATTCCTGGAAAATTCATTATGGAGTGGTCAGGAGCGCCGCTCGAAGATGACAAAACATTTAAGTATATGGGCAAATCCCTTGACCCGGATTTCGATTATCCCGTTGTCGTGTGGTTGATAGACCGGTGGGTTCTCAAAATCCAGCTTAACGAAAACCCGCTCGGCCTCAAGCCTTATTATAAGGCATCCTATATTGAGCAAAAGGGAGCGTTTTGGGGTAGGGGCCTCCCTGAGACAATGAAGGATGGACAAACGCTTGCCAATTCCGTGATAAGAGCCCTCCAGAATAACGTGGGAATCGCCTCTGGTCCTCAGGTTGGTATCGATAAGGAATCACTTTCCCCCGGCCAAGACGATAGTATGATGTGGCCATGGAAGATTTGGAAGTTCATTAGACAAGCCTTTTCATCCCAAACTCAGCCCTTCATGCAGTTTTTCCAGCCTCAAATGCACACCCAAGAGCTCATCATGGCCTATGACAAAGCCTCAAAGATATGTGACGAACATTCAGGGATAGCAGGGTTCACCCACGGAGATCGAAATATTGGGGGGGCAGGGAATACGGCCTCCGGGTTTTCCATGTTCGCCGGAATGCAGGACAGGGGAATTAAGGACGTTGCGAGCATATTTGACGACAAGGTTATCGCTCCAGCAATCGAAGCCCTTTATTATGAGAATTACGATCTTGACGATGCCCTGGAGTACATCGGTGATGTAAAGATCAAGGCAAGAGGCAGTTCCTGGTTGTTTTCAAAACAGACCCAGGCGCTGAGGCTTAATGACTTCTTGAGACTCGTTGGGACTTCTCCGATCTTCCAGCAACTCATGGGAGAACAAGGAGCGGTTTATGCTCTTCAGGAGGCTGCCAAAAGTCTAAATCTTGAAGGAAGGAAATTGGTTCCCGACAAAGAATTTCTGAAACCCGTCCCAGGAATGGGAGCAACGGCTCCGGCACCAGGGTCCACTCCGATTGACCAAGCTGGGAATAGGACTCAGGGTGTCGACACTAACGCCGCTTCGCCGGCAGGAGGATAAAATGGCTCGAACAGTTCCGATAGGTCCATCAGGCGCTGACCCATATGCGGGTAAATTGGGTTACATTCAGATCACTTGTCCGACGGGTGGCGGATCAACTCCCGTGGATTCTCCGAAGATCTCAAACAATACAGGCGTCCATCAAGGGCAGATGGTTGGGTTTAAGGTAAATGCGAATGACTGCACCAATGTCATCACATTCACCCTTATCATTGTCGATAGGGATGGAGATGTCATTTATACTTCTGGAAGCCTGAACAAGAATGCCATAACGATAGTGATGTCCTTGAGTATACCACTTATCGAGCAAGAGAAAATCAGAATAACTCCATCCGGTGAGCCAGGAGCTACTCCTTTAATTGTAAAGGCGACCCTGTATTACAACCCGGATGCGGACATCATTGCCTGGGGATATAGATGAGAGATTTCGTTCCAATGAAACTTGTTCCAGGCACTGCGCCAATCCCCTTGGAATTGGGGCAAACTATCATGGTTTATATTGAGGAAATGGTTGTACCCATGACTGTCACCAAAATTTATTCTGATGGGAGCTTTGACGGTTCCGTAGATTGGGGAGAGGCGTAAATGCAGCGACCAGACGAAGAAATTCTTAGAGCTATCGCCACCCTTGAAAATGACCCGAGAGGGATGAAGGTATTTGAGTGGTTTAGGGCAAGCCTTGACATAGCAGAGAAAGCGCTGTACGAAAATACAGTATTTAATGCGGGCAGAGTAGCAGAACTCGCAGATCTCGTTAGGCAATTTGTGGAGGCAAGAAAGAATTTAGACCAGCTTCTTAAAAAATAGGGAAAACAAAACCTCGTTGGCCACGGGGTCCCCAATATACCAGGAAAGCCTGTACTGTGCACAGCGGTACAGGCTTTCTTTTTGGGGTTTAACAAAGATTCACCAGACCGCAAAGTCGGCGGTGAAAATATAAGCAGACCGCGTGGGAAAAACCATGAGCGGCGCTAAGGAGGAAACCATGGGAGATAAATACACAGTATATCCAGAGGCGGTGAAGAAGAGAATCGAGAACACAGACAAGTTTCTTGAGGCACATGTGAAGGAAAAAGAGAGGGTATCTTCTCTGACTCCTGAACAGCTTGAAGCGGAACAAAAGGAAGCTGACAGGTTAGCCGCTCTTTCTGAAGAAGAAAGGGAAGCTGAGGCTAAAAAGAGAGCCGAAGATTCTCTCCCACCGGGTGCATATCAGTATCAGGCTGAAGAGACTGTTGATTCTCTCAAGGAAAAGATTCAAAAGCTTGAGCAATCTCTTCAAACGCTTCGGGGAAAATACGACAAAGAACCGGCAGAATTGCAACGACAAAATAACTTCTTACAGGAGCAAATTGGACTTCTTCAACAAGAGATCCTTGCCTTGAAAGAGAAACCAAAGGCTGTGGAGCCAAAAAAGGTTGTCCTATCAGAAGCCATCAAGGAAGATATTGAGGCACTAAAGGAGGATTTGGCTCCAGACATCGTTGACAAGATAGTGAAAATCAACGAAAGGACTTTTGAACTTGGGCGTGAAGAAGCCAAACAAGCCATTACGGAGGTAGCAACAAAGTTTGATGGCAAGTTGGCACTTAACGTCAAAGAAAGATTTGACAAGGAGCTCCTCGACGCATACTCCGATTGGGAAGTTATGTGGAAAACTCCAGAATTCCAGGCTTATTTAACGGAAGTGGACGAATTCACTGGAATCGAGAGGTATGCGTTTATTCAGGATGCGTTTAAAAGGCTTGATTCAAGGGCTGTATTAAGGGCCTTTGACCTTTTTACGGGCAAGAAGAGACGTGTAGCCACGGAAGATAAAGACAAAATCAACATGGACAGGGACAAGTTAAAGAATAGAGTAGGGGCGCCGAGGTCTTCAAGCCCAGGAGCACCAAACCAACCAACAAAACAAGGTCAAATATCTCCCCAGGAAGCAAGGCAGGCGCTCGTTGCCCTTGCCAGTGCTTATTCGAGGGGCCAGTATAGAGGCTCCAGAGAACAGTACGACAAAGAATACGCAAGGCTTCATGCGCTTTCCAGGCAGGGGATAGGATAAAAGGAGGCAATCATGGCATTCGGGACAGCACCGGGCTATCCGGATTATTCAGCAGCGGGATCAAGTGCGTTTATTCCAGAAATATGGAGCGCAAAGCTCGTTGAAAAGTTCTACGATGCGACCGTCCTCACGCATATCAGCAATACCAATTATGAGGGCGAAATCAAGGGTCTTGGAGACAAGGTCTGGATCAGAACACGTGGTACTGCTCCGGTTTATTTGAACGTGTACCAGAAGGGTGGCGTTCTCAAGCCCCCGGACAGAATCGAATCCCCAAGAGCCCAGTTGCTCATCGATCAGAATACTTATTTCTATTTTGGGATCGATGACATCGACAAGTATCAGAGCGACATTGCCCTTATGAGCCAATGGGCAGAGGATGCCACAGAGAACGAAAAAGTGGCAATCGACACCGATGCCCTGGCCTATGTGCTGGGATATGGTGGGTACAATCCGCTCATCCAGTATTCAGCCAGTAAGGTCTATTCGCTCAACCAGGGATTGACCGCTGGTAGGGTAAGTGGTCTTTATAACCTTGGTGCGGTGGACGCTCCTGCCCAGGTGACCACAGCCAACATCATCAAATACCTGGCCATGGCCGAAGCGGTCCTCGGAGAGGCCAACATTCCCGATGACGCTTCAAAATTCTTTATCATGCCCAGGGTTATGGCGATGCTTCTCAAGACATCCGACATCAAGGATGCGTCCATGATGGGAGATGCAACATCTGCCCTGAGAAGCGGTAGGCTTGGAAGGTTGCTGAATTTCACGTTGTACGCATCGAACTTGCTTCCATCGAGGATCGATCCCACAACGAGTCAGCTTTCCTTCTATTGCCTGTTTGGGCATCCTCTCGGATTGACCTTCGCCGATCAGTTCACAGAGACGGACTATATCGATAAGCCGGAAACGACTTTCGGGAAGTTCATCAAGTCTCTGCACGTTTTCGGTCGTGAGGTCATCAAGGATTCCGCCCTCGGCTGCCTCTATGCAGCTCCGACGATCACATAAACCAGTGTTCACTAAATAGTGAACGCTGCAATAGGAGTGAACACACTCTTTGATAAGGAGGTAAATCATGGCTGCAACACTAAATGCAACAGCATTAGCTCAGTTTGCGGGAGCCCGTCCAAAGTATCCAGAAGGACAGGGTACTATTGGAATTATGAATTTCATCGTGGATATGGCCGCGATGAAAGCAGCTCTCGGGACGATTGACGGGAGTGCTTCGGATCTCATCCAGATGTGGAATATCCCGGCACTCACCCATATCCTCTCGGTAGCGGTTAAACTCTACAAGGCAGAAGGAGCTGCGGCAACCATTACGATTGGTGACGGAGATGCTGCGGCTGGCTGGTTGGCTTCATTCTCAATAAACGGGGCTGTCGGAACCACCAAGATGACCCTCAACACCGATGCTAACATGCTGACCGGCGGCAAGACATACAACGCCACTGATACATTGGATATCACCTTTGGGACAGACACGGATGTTGCCGTGGCAATCTTTGGTGTCTCGGTTCTGTGTGCGTTCTACGAATTCCAGGACCTGCCACCAACGGCATGGCATTAAACCCTTGACGGGGTCTTCGGGCCCCGTCTTTCACTCTCCTTTTTTCGAGAGGGCTAACTCGTAAAAAAGGCGGGAAAGGAGAGAATTATGGCAAGAAGAGAACAATGGTCAGTAAGAGAATTAAGTTATGATCTTGGCGGTGGGAACAGGGCGGGAGTACAGCAAAAACTCCTCAATAAGGTTTTGAGGGTTTACAAGTGTACGCCAGCGGCCAAAGTCGCAGACCGCTTTGTCACATCAACCAACATGATCAATGGGGCATACACCATCGTCAATAGCGGTCTTCCTGGAGATGGTCTTGCTCACAATGTAACGGTTGCTCATGCAACGGTGGCCACAGGGACGGATACCTTGGGGACCTTGCTTGTTACGGGGTTGGACATCGACGGTAGAACAATTACCGAAACGATTACCCCCCTTAGAGACAACACGGTCCAGGGAATCAAGGCCTTTAAGCAAGTCGTCTCCATCGTTGGTTCTGGTTGGGTTATTGCTGGTGGTAATGATACCATCCTTATGGGGTTTGGAGATTTTCAGGGATTTCCTGAGTGTATTGTTGCTGCCACAGACATTTTACTTGCGGCCTTCAATACGGCTATCCTTAACGCTCCGACGGTGACAGTCGATGCCAACGTTATCTCAAAAAACGGGATCGGCCCTGCCGGAGTAGTTGGAGATGCGACGAGCGAGTTAAAGGTCATTTATCAGGTTTAATTAACCCTCCTTCGCGGGGGTAGGAGGCAAACCCCCGCAAGAGGTTTTTATGCTGGTCAAAGACATTCTTTGGTCTGCAAGAAAAGACTATCTTGACGACGTGGTTCAACCTTATCTTTGGGACGATGAAGATCTCTTAAGGCATCTCAATATGATCCTTAACGAATGGTGCCGAGAAACAGGGTGCCTTCGTGATTGGACCACTTCAGCTATCTGCGACATTCCCATCTTAGCAAATAAGCATACCTATGCGATGGATTCCAGGATCACCGAGATTCATAAGGGATACCTCGATAACGGATCTCCAATCGTGTTCCCCAAAGACGATACATGGCTTGATGACAATGTTTCAAGCTGGAGAAGGATCACCGGGAATGTTCTCTGGATGATCCCTGATTATGGACTGGGTATTTTTCGAACGGTCTATTACCCGCCCCCATCGTTGGGGTACTGGTCTGGAGCAATAACTTTCACTGCGCTTGGTGGAACGATAACCCACACGATAGGTTCGACTGAAACGAATTTCTCAACGCTTCTCGCTGCCACCGACCAGGTGGTGGTCTCTGGCACGACACTCAATGGAACCACGGCTGTCCCAAAGATATTCACGGTGACCTCTGCCTCATCCAATTCGTTTACAGTAATCGAAACGGTCTTTGATGAAGTTGTTGCTTCGGGAGGCATCATCCAAAAAGTTGTTGACACGATGAGATTGACGGTTTCCAGAATTCCCTTGAATCAGTTAGTTATCGGTACAATCGATACCGTCTCTCCTGAGATCCGATCAGATTATCACCCTTATCTTACTCATGGGATTCTAAGGGAAGCCTATATGAAGCAGGATTCTCAATGCCTCGATGTGAACAAATCGAACGAGCATAAGGCTATTTTCGAGTATCGGAAGAACCAGGCAAGAAATGAAAGAGATTGGCTGAGGAGAACAACGCAAACCATGAAACCTCACCCTGGAGCAATTTAACGAAGGAGACCGATGGAAGAAATCAAAGAGGAGAAGAAAGACATCGTTCTTAAGGTTCAGGATGTCATTCATGAAACGAATCTAATAATAGGAACGGAGGAAGAA